GCCATCGCCACCGAGCGTCGCAAGCAGGAGGCGAAGTATCGCAAGGAGTTGGAGAAAACCGAGGCGACCTACAAGGAGCTTCTGGCCAACAACAACAGCCTGACGGAAAAGGAACGCAAGACGCTGCAAGACAACCTGGACACGATCCAAGGCCAGCTTCGCAGCCGAGAACAGCAAGCCGCCCAAGAGAAGAAAGAACTGGAAACGTCCTATCAGGGCAAGTTGGCGGCGGCTGAGCAGCGTGCCATCGCCGCCGAGCAGCGGTGGCGCGATTCGACGATCATGCGGGCGTTGCAGGACGCCGCCGTCGAACACGAGGCATACAGCACACGTCAGGTCGTGATGCTGCTGAAGGACTGGACCAGGTTGGTTGAGAAGGTGGACGCGAACGGCAAAGGCACCGGGCAATTCGATGTCATGGTGGACTTCCCCGACAAGGACGCCACCACCGGCCAGGAAATCAAGACCACCAAGACGCCGAGCGAGGCGGTCAAGCGGATGACGGATGTCACGGAGTACCAGAATCTGTTCCGCAGGAATGTCGTTTCCGGCGTCGGCGGCAATTCGGCTATCGGCGGCCTCACACCGGGTTCTAACGGACGAATCGACGTGCGCAGTCTTACGCACGAGCAATTCCTCAAGGTACGGGCAGAACACCCTGAACTGCTCGGCCTGCGTCGCAAACGCCGTTGACAAGCCAGGGGTTGACCTCTTCACAAACAAGAATCCGTACCTTTGGAGATTCCAAGATGAATCTGTGGTATCTTACCGTCGCCTCGGTCGTTTGCTATGGCGTAACTGACGCGAACAACGACGCCTTCATTCCCGAATTGTGGTCGAACCAGGGCCTGGCCATTCTCGAAGAGAACATGGTCATGGCGAACCTCGTGTCCCGCGATTTCGAGGATGAGGTGCGCAATTACGGCGACGTGGTGAACACCCGCCGCCCCGGAACCTTCACCATCACCCGCAAGGCCGATGGCGACACACTGGTCCCGGAGACGGCCTCGGCAACGAATGTGCCGGTGGCCCTGGACCAGTGGTTCTACAAGAGCTTCGTCATCAAGGACGGCGAAGCTAGCCTCTCGTTTCAGGACTTGGTGGACGTGTACCTGTTGCCTGCAATGCAGGTGATCGCCCGATCGGTCGATCGCGCCATTATGGGCCGTGTTCACGCCTTCCTGACGGGCATCCAGAACCGAGCCGGTAGGTTATGCGGTTTGACTGCCGCTACCAGTGCCGACGACGTACTGGAGGCGCGCCAGCGGCTGAACGAAAATCTGGCCCCGATGACGGGCCGAAACCTAGTGCTTTCGCCCGCCAGCGAAACCGCTCTCTTGAAGAACAGCATGTTCGTCAAGGCGAACGAGCGCGGCGATGGCGGCAGTGCCCTGGAAAACGCGAACCTTGGACGCATCCTGGGTTTCGACACGTACCTCGATCAGAACGTCAACTCGGTTCTGACGGGGGCCGATACCGAGAGCCTCACGCTGACCGAGCCACACGTGGCGGGCTATGCCAGCACGTTGGAAATCGTCGTCACCGGCAACGCGGGCGAGTTCGTCAATATCGCCGGCAACGACCAGCCGACGTACATGACAGACGCCACTACCGGTGCTGTGGTCCTAAACGAGGCGATCAAGTATCCCGTGGCCGACAACGCCGTGGTCACGCGGTACAAGGCTTGTGACGTGGATGCCTCGGCCCAGACCGGCGGAACCTATCCCATCGGATACAGCAAGGGAATCGTGGTTGATGGCCACACGGCCAATAAGGGGCCGCAGATCGGCCAGTTGCTCGCCTTCGGCAGCGGCGGCAGCCGTCGCACTTACACGGTGATCGAGGCCAAGACTGTGACCACAACGTCTACCAAGGTCACGTTGGATCGACCGCTGGAGGTCGCCATCGCCGACGGGGCCAAGGCTTTCCCCGGCCCGTATGGCTCGTTCAACTGGGCGTTCCATCGTGACGCGATCGCCTTGGTAAGCCGTCCGCTGGCCATGCCCAACAATCAGATGGGCGTGCTGACTCACGTTGGCCTCCACAACGATCTCTCGATGCGGGTTGCGATGCAATACGACATCGACGCGGGCGGAACCAAGGTGAACCTTGACTTGCTCTGCGGCGTTGCGGTGCTCGACAGCCGCCTCTGTGTGCCGTTGCTCGGCTGAGCGTCTGGCATGTCCCCCAGCCGCCCGTCCCGGTCCCTCGGGACGGGCGGCACCTCCTCTTCGTTGCGTCTTGTGAAAGGGCCTGCCATGCACGCCATGTTTGCCGCAACCGACTTCTCGGACGCGATGATGCTGGTCAAGCAGTTCGGTCCTTTCTTTCTGGCCGTCGTGTTCTTCCTCTGGCGCGACTGGAAGCGTGAGGATCGCCTCTCAAACCGGCTCGACCAACTGGAGGACGAACAGCGGAAGGTCATCTTGCCGCTCGTTCAGGAGTGCTCCGCCGTCATTGCCCGCAACACAGCGGTCATGGAACGAATCGAGCGTTCCCTCGATCGGTAGGAGTCCGTCATGCGAATGCCGGTCAACCGCAATCTTAACCAACGCATTCGCCAATCGCTCTATCAGTTGAAGAAGGACTACGGCGCACCGATCGACATCTATGTCCTCGTGTCGAGCGATACGGACGTGAGGACTGGCATGAAGCGTGTCGCAAAAACAGTCACGCACGTGCGGCGAGCGATTGTCGTCCCTTCACGGATCGACCGGGTAGCCCAGCAGACCATCTCGATCATCTCGGCGAACAAACAGTTCGTCACGGGCGGCCACTACGACGTAAGCCAGCGCGACTTCATCATCGACCGCCGCGACGTGCCGGCGCTGCCGGAACTGACGGCCGACGATTGGATCGTCTACAACCGTCGCAAATATCAGGTCAAGACGGTGGAAGCCTTCGAGGTGGATGCCGGGTGGGTCATCACGGCCCGCGAATTGGTCGGCGAAGTCCCGGAACAAATCTTCACTCTGCGGGCGGAATCGCGGCTCGAACTTGATGACAACGCCCTTCAGGCATAGGAGTCGCTATGGCAGCGAACGCCAATTGGGCGCGTTGGATTTTCCATTCGGTGGCAGATTATCTGAAACAGGTCGCCATCGACGCCAATTTGCCAGTGCTTGTTGAGCACTTCGACGAGCGTAACGCTGCCTTCGAGCGCGCCGGAGATCGAGCGGAAATCCGCATCACCGGCCCATTCGATCAGGAACTCTCGAAGGGCTATCACCGCATCCACGTCGATGCCAACGTGCTGTTGACCAGCCGCTACGACGGGGCGGGCAAGAACGCCGCCTCCATTCTCAAATATGCGGGCCTGTTTCAGGCGGCGATGTCTCAGGCCATTCCAATCTGGAACTTCGGCGGCGAACCAGGAGATTACGTCGAAGGCGACCCGGACACCCAAGTGTTTCTGGGCTGTTTAACCCCGCGTCCTGGGAAGAACGAGAGTGTGCGGGTGATGAACTTCGGTCAGTTGGACAAGATCGACAAGATCAAGCAGACCGAGATCGACGCCCGGTATGTGATTGAACTAAGCGAGTCCAACTAGGAGCGAAACAATATGGCACGCATTGAACTGCGCGACTGCACCATCCGTTTCAAGGATGGCTTGAGCGGCACGGCCGCCATCTCGGCCACTGCCCCGACTTCGGGCGCAACGTCCATGTCGGTCGATACGATCGTCTTGAATACACACGACACGGATTTGATCCCCATTGGCGCACGCTTCACGGTGGCCGGAGAAACCGCGTCTCAGACGCACGTTGTTCTCACCCGAACTCCGGCGACCACCAGCCCAACGACTTCCGTTACGTTTTCGCCTGCCTTGGGCGCGGGAACCTACGCGGAAGACGGCGTCGTGACATTTGCCTCGCAGGAGCTTGAGATCAAGATCGGCGATGGCAACGTGACGTACACGGAGCACAAGGAATACCAGTACCTCTTGGACCGTGGCAATCTCGACACAGTGCGAGAAGGCAACGAGGTGCCGATGGACGTGAAGCTCGACTGCGTGTACGAGCACATTACGACCGGCACGGCGGAAAACATCAGTCCGATGGACGCCATCAAGGGCATCGGTTCGGCGTCCGAGTGGGTGTCCTCGTCTGACGATCTCTGCGAACCGTATGCCGTGGACCTCGAAGTCGAGCATCAACCGGACTGCGGCACCGCTCAGAACGAGACCACTCTGTTTCCCGATTTCCGGCCTGACAGCAAGGAAATCAACTTCAAGGACGCCACGATCTCGGTCAGCGGCAAGTGCAAGGCCACGGAGCCGGTGGTCAGTCGCGTCTAACTTCTTTCCACGAGGGAGATTTGCATGAAGATTGGTGGAGTTGACCCCAAAGGTCTTTGCAATGAAGTCCTTTTGGTCCTGCCTCGCGGCGACCAGAATCTGGTCTTTCGTGCCAAGGGGCTGAAGGACATGGAAGAGTTTCAGGCCCTATGTCCGTTGCCCAAGCCGCCCGGCAAGATCACCAAAGACGGATGGATTCCCAGCCTGAACGATCCGACCTACCAGCAAATGATGGCAGACCACGCCGACAAACGACTCGGCTACATGGTCGTCCAATCGCTGGCCGATTCGGACATCGAGTGGGACACGGTGGACATCAACGATCCACGGACCTGGACGAATTGGCAAACCGATCTTGGCAACGCGGGGTTGTCACAGGTTGAAATCAATCGCGTCGTGGCGATCGTCATGGAGGCCAATTGCCTTGACGAAGCCAAGCTGAAAAAGGCCCGCGAGGTTTTTCTTCTTGGTCAGCAGCCAACTCCGCCCGAATTCTCTGGCCCCCTTTCCGAAGCGGAGAGTATGCAATCTGGCGAGCCTGCGAACGGCTAGGCGTTCTGCCACCCGGCGTCAGGGCGTCTTGGGACCAGTGCGGCCTGGAAGCCCAGCATCTCATCATCGCCTTCGACCAGATTCGGAGTTACGACGAGCAGGAGCGGGAAGCTCAATTGCTTGGGGCACGGATGCCCCCATCCGTCGAGCCGCCGGATAAACCCGATTCCAGGTAATCGGACTGCTGACATGAAATGCAAAGCCGTATTCCGACCACCGCAGATCGACATCGCCGCCTACCGTCAGAAGCTCAAGAAGCACATGACGGAGGAACTTTCGTATCTGCTCTATCGGTGGCTGGAGGCGGTGTTGAACGAGTTGCCGATAGACGGCGCGAAGATGCCTGTGTGGAGCGGCGCTTCGCGGGCCACTTTCCTGAAACTGGCCCGCCACATCGAGTACGGCATTCCTATCTCTCCGGTAGTTGCCAGTCGGGAGGCGGAGGGCCAAGCGAAAAGCCTGGGCAGCTTGAATCTCAACGACAAAGGCGACTGCCGCTACACGTTCAGCTATGCGACCACGCTGCCGTGGTTGGTGACAAACGAATACTTCGACGCCAGGCAGTGGGGTTTTCGCCTGAAACATCCAGGTCCATATCACTTTCAAGAGACCGGGGCCAATGTGTTCAAGGAGTTGGCCAAAAACGTGAAGCTGCCGCTGGTAGTCACGAAGATCAAGCCAATTACGGTGGGGTAGCCGAATGCCGGATCAGATAGTCAACACCCTCGGCTTCGAGGTTGACGACGCCTTGAAGGCGCTCGAATCGTTGGACGGCCTGTTGGATCGGAACAGGCTCGCCTTCGAGGGGCTGGCCTCCGCGATGACGGGCTGGAACCGGCAGGCGTCCACGACGATCGACAATCTCAGAAGCCTTGTGGCGACGGCGAAAGCGGCTGTCGAGGGCCTTGGCAAGGTGAAAGTGCCGACCGTCGCCACCTCGGCCACTCCATCGGCTGCGCCACAATCGCCGTCGCTGTGGTTGCCGTCTGGCGTTCGAGAGGAAGCCGCCGAGGCGGCACAGGCATCATCGCAAGCAGCAGAGCGGGTCACAAAGACGACCGCCGCCATGCGACAAGCAGCGCGTGTCTATAGCGAGACCCGAACGCCGCAAGAACAGTACATCGCACAACTGGCGAGGCTGGATGATCTTGCCAAGAAGGGAGCCATCAGCCAGGACACACATACGAGGGCGGTTCGGCAAGCCAAGGACGCCCTTCAGGATGCCACCAGAAGCACCAACAACTGGGTGGTCAGTTGGGAAACGTTGGCCCGCGTCGTCGCAACACAGTTTCTCGTGCGGATGATGAGCCAGGTCCGCGACCTTCTGAGAGAGTCAGTCACGGAGAGCCTCAAGTTTCAACGGAGCATTGCGGAGATTCGGACGATTGCGCCGGCGATTGACCAAAACTTAAACACACTCGGCCAAGAGGTAGCCAGCTTCTCTCGGACTTTCAATTTCCCGTTGCCGCAGGTTTCGGAGGCACTCTACGAAACCATTTCGGACCAGTTCACCACGGCCTCGCAACGTGCGGATGTAATGACCGCTTCGGCCAAACTGGCAAAGGTCGGTGTCATGGAGTTGAATGACGCCGTGTTGCTCATCACTGGCACGCTGAACGCTTACGGAATGTCGTCGTCTCAGGCCGAAAGTGTGGCGGCGAAGTTCTTCAAAACTATCGAACTAGGCCGCACGCGGGGAGCGGAGTTGACGCCGGTCATTGGCCGGCTGGTCCCAATCGCCAGTCAGGTTGGCGTCAGCCTTGATGAACTCAACGCCTCAATGATCTCCATGACCATCGGCGGCATGAGGGTGCCAGAGGCCGCGACTTCAATCCGGGCCGGGATCAGTGCCCTGCTGAAGCCATCGGAAGACCTGAAACGAGAACTTCGGGAGATGGGCTACGAGTCCGGCGTGCAACTCATCCGCGCCAAAGGGCTTCAAGAGGCGTTCCTGACGCTTGCCAACAGCGTTGATGGCGACGTGGCTCAGATTGCCAAGTTGTTCCGCAATATCCGGGCGTTGAATGCTGAGATGCGGTTGACTGGCAATGGGGCCATGCAAGCCAAACAGGGCTTGGAGGTTTTGCAGCAGACAAGCGGTGAAGTGCTGGAAGCAAAATACAAGGAGTTCACCAGCACCAGCGCCGAAGCATTCACCAAGGAGGTTAATAAGCTCAAGACCGCGTTGGCCACCGACATCGGAAGCGAGTTGGTGAGACTCCTCAATCAGATGATCCAGTTGTCCGGCGGGGCCGACACCGTGACGGCCGCCCTGAAGGCACTCGTGGCAATCGGAATCCCCGTTTCGGTAACGCTCGGTGGTATTGCGGCGGCGATGGGCCTTGTGTCGCTCCATGCCAAACTGGTTGCCGCAAACGCTTCCCTCCTCGGAGCAGCCTTTAATAATCTGGTCGGTCCCATTGCGGTCTTTGTCGGCTCGATGACCTACTTCGACTCAAAGCTGGCGTCCGCGTTGGCACAAGCGGATGAGAAGTTCACGCAAAAGGTCCGCGAACATCTGGCGACGCTCAGCCGGGCGTCCGAAGAAACGCTCACCAAGGAAAAGGAACGATACGACAAGTCCATGCGGACTCTGGAGTCGTACTTGGCTGACGTGCGAAAGGCCCACTTCAAGCAGGTGGACGACGCCCGAGACGCCAACGCCCAAGTGGTCGAGTCCAGTCGGCAGACGATGACGCAGATGATCGCCGCCCGCGAACGGGTGGTCACTGCGTATCGCAATGTGGCAGCCGAAGCAACCAGAGCAATCAAGCAGTCCACCGAGCAACAAGCCGACTTGACGGCCAAGGCCGACGATGCAGAGTTTTCCAAACGTCAGAAGCAGCGGACGGCATCCGAACAGTTGGAATTTGCACGTCGTCGTGGGCTGGAACTTGCAGACGAAGCATCGAAAGCACTCGGCAAGGCCGCTTCCGCTGAGGATCGACAAGCTGCCTTGGCATTGTTCCAACGCGCCAATGCGTATCTCCAAGAATCGCAGACCAAAGCGCAGGCCGGCGGCGAACTCTATGTTCAGGAACGTGCCGAAAGGGATTTGCTGAACATCATCTACCAGCAGATCGAGGCCGAGAAGAAGTTTCAGGCTACGAAGGAGGAGCAAGCGAAGGCCGCCGCGAAGATGGCGGGCGAGGAACAGGGGCGTGTGGATCGCATGAAGGTCTTGATGAAGACCATTCTCGATTCCATGCAACTGTTCACCAAGCAAGGTCCAAAGGATGTTGTGGACCGCAACAAGCAGACCGGGACGCTACGCAGCGCAATGGCTGAGTTGGAGAAGCTGTGGCTCGGCGCTCCGAAATTGGAAATGGGTGATCTTCTGGCCTTCGATTCGCTCCGGCGTCGTGTGGACACAGCGATCGAAGGCGGCGTGTCGGACGTGGAAGTCAAGAGCCTATTTGCCTCACCAGAATCGCTGGCCAAGCTGAATCGGGACATCACCGGCGGGCTTGGCGCGATCCAAGTGAAGCTCGACATGCTTGGCCCCTCCCTGGTCAAACCCGGTGCATTGGTGGGCAAGACAGAGGAAGAATCGCTTCACTTGCTTTCCGAGGGCTACAGGGAACTCGTCCAGAAAGCAGAGGACGCTAGACGCCGCCAAGAGGAGGTCAAGCAGTCGTTTGCTAGCACCAGCGCCGCCGTCCTCGGGCTGAGGGCAAATTACGACGCCTTCAAGAGCGAAGGGTCGTCGGCCGTAGCGGTGGTGAGCGAAGCGTTCCAAAAGGGCTGGAACAATCTCGACCCGCGTGGCCGTATTGCGAACATCACGGAGGCAGAGAAGCAACTCGCCCAGTTGATGTACACGTTCCAGCAGATCGCCAAAAGCCCGGAAGTGGCCACGGGCACGGTGATTAAGGAGTTGCAGGCGGCAGTCGATCTTTGGACGGCTAAAGGCCAAGGCCAATTCGACACCAGCTACATCCAGCAGAGCCTCACCTGGGCCAAAGTGATCCAGGCGGAAAACGAACGCCGAGCCGCGATGAACAGTGCTGAAAAGGCTCGCGGCGAGACGGACTCAGAGCTAATCAAGAAGGCCGAAGAGGCCAAGCGATGGATCGAGACCCTGCTGCCCAAGGAAAAACTTGAGGAACTCAAGACGAGTGCTCAAGGGGTGCAGGGTGCGATGTCGCAAGTGCCGGACATGAGCGCATTCGCTCAGAACCTTGTCAGCGCCGCCGAGTCCATGCGAAGCATTGCGGAATCGGCCGCCAGCCTGCCGGAAATGCCTGGCGTAATGACGGCCGCCACCGGCGGCAAGGTCTGGGCCTATCTGGCCGCCGGCGGGTTTGCCCGTGGCGCGGATACCCAGCCCGCCATGCTCTCTCCACGCGAAGTTGTAATGAACGAACGAGCGGCTCAGCGGTTTTCGTCGCAGTTGGTCGCCATGAATGCCGGTTTGCGGCCGTCTTTCCACAGCCAGGGCGGCAGCGTCACGAACATCGGCGACATCAATGTAACGGTTTCAGGCGGCGGATCGAGCCGCCAAACGGCTAGGTCCATCGCCTCGGAACTCCGACGGGAACTGCGGCGTGGAACGTCCACTCTTTAGAAAGGGTTTTCCATGAGTCAAGCGGATGAGTTGAAGATCGGGCAGGCGGCGAAGGCGTCGTTGATTCGTCACACCAATGTCGAGTCCTGCCTCGCCCCTCGCGGCCATTTCAAGGTCGAACACTGGCGGGCAGGGAAGTTGATCGGCGAGTACGAGTTTCTCAATGGCATCACCAACGAGGGGAAGAACAAGCTCCTCGATGTCATGTTCCACGGCACCACGGCGATTGCGACGTGGTATCTGGGCATGATTAGCCTAACGAGCTATACGGCCCTTGCCGCCGCCGATACCTATGACAACATCGGCCAGTCGGGCAATGGCTGGGCCGAATTCACCAGCTACACCGATGCCGCCAACAGTTCTAGCGCTACCACACGGCCTGCATGGACGGAGGGTGCAGCTTCGAGTCAGGCGATCACCAACGCCAGTCCGGTCGTTTTCGACATCACGGCCTCTGGTACAGTCAAGGGACTTTTCCTTGTGGGTGGTGATGCCGCAGCGCAGACGAAAGGCGATCATGCCTCCGGCTCCGTACTTTGGGCGACCGCACTATTCACCAGCGGCGACGTGGCCGTCAACGACGAAGACCAATTGAAGGTCACGTACAGCGTCAGCGCGTAACGAGACTCCCTTGCCAGGACCGGGCTGCGGCGCAAGCGTCCAGCCCGGTCCTTTTTCTAAGGAGATACAATGGCCTACGAACGATTTGCAAATGGTGGGCTTTCCTCGCTGGCGGCGGGGATCGACAGCAGCGTGACGAGCCTGACGGTGAAGTCAGCCGTCGGATTCCCTACCGGCGGCAACTTCCGCATTGTCGTTGACAGCGAGATCATGTTGGTCACCGATGTGCAGGGCAACGTCTTCACGGTCGCACGGGCGCAGGAGGGAGCGTCGGCCGCCAGTCACAATGCCGATGCCGCCGTCTTCCATGTCCTTACGGCCGGTTCGCTGGCTCAGCGCGACATCGAGCAGTTTGCCACCGGCGCGATCACCACCCGCGATGCGGCCGGACAGGCAGGCCGACTCTATCTACCGACCGAGGGGCTTGTCGGGTATGACAACGGCACTTCTTGGGACATGATGCCGCTAAACAAAATGACGCCTCCAGTCAGCGGCGATTTCAGTTGGGTCAACCAGGGGACCTCGACCGTCGCTACCACCAAAGGAATGATGGTATTGGCACCCCAGAGTTCAGCATCAGATAGCCTTCGATTGCTGGTGAAAAACGCTCCGGCGACCCCTTACACGATTACCGTCGCTATGCTTCCCTTGTCTGGGAAATACATTACTTCTTACTCGATTCCTCAGTTCGGTATCTGCTGGCGAGACAGTGCTACCAGCAAGATTCTGACCTACGGCTGGGGCGTATCGAGCTACTCGCTTGGTTTTCTCTATGCCCAATGGACGAATCACACGACACTTTCGGGCGGTCAATACCAGTACGGCGGTGTTCCCCAAGTGCCATTTTGGATTCGTTTCAGTGATGATGGCACTTATCGCAACGTGCAGGTGTCCTCTGACGGCGTGACATTCGCCAATATCACTGCACCGCAGAGCCGCACGACGTTCCTGACGGCCGATCAGGTTGGGGTGTTCGTCAACAGTTGGAAAACGTCTGGCCTTCTGCCTCGCGTTGTCTCATTCTTGAATTGGAGTGAAGCCTAATGGCCGAGATATTTAAGAACCTTGCGAGCACCACGCTCGACGGTGAACATGATGATACCACCACGTCGATTACCGTGGCGAGCGCAATGGGATTCACGGGCGGTGATTTCCGAATCCTGATTGATAGCGAGATTATGAAGGTCACGAGCGTAAGCGGAACGACCTTTACTGTCTCACGACATGAAGAAGGAACGGCGGCTGCTTCACATGCTGCCGGAGCCACCGTCTACCACGTCTTGACCGCCGGTGCCCTGGATGCACATGACCAAAATGATCTGGCAGCCCATGACACTGTTGCCAACCGGCCTTCCGCCGGCACGCCAGGCCGCATCTTTTTGCCGACAGACGGGATTTTTCTTGAGCGGGACAACGGTTCAACGTGGGACAAGTTCGGACCGATTTGGCCGATGACTCCGCCGGTAGCAGCGGATTTTCCCACCTGGGTAAACCAAAGCACGGCCACATTCGTTGACAACAAAGGTGCGCCTTTCCTTTCGACTCCTTGTACTAGCTCGCTCAACCTGCGTTGCCGGTTGAAGACCTATCCGACACCGCCGTTTACAGTCGAGATGGCCTATATTCCGAACGCCAATTCGGTCGGTGTCTCATCGTCGCCATACATCTGCGGCCTTTGCATTCGGGATTCGGTTTCTGGCAAACTCCAGACGTATGGAATTGGCTGCCAATCGAGTGACATGGAGCTGGCAGGTTACAATTTCACTTCGCATACGTCGGTATCGGGAATAATCACTGGTTGGCCCGACTGGACCTGTTTTGCCTACTCACCCTTGCTCTGGTTCAAGTATTATGATGACAACGCATCGGCACGGGTGATCTCCATCTCCACGGATGGCTATACGTGGTCACAGATTGTCAGTCTCTCACGGACTGATTTCTTAACGCCGGATCAGATTGGCGTGTACGTCAACGCCTATGCTGGATATTCGTCGAGTTATGGGCAGTCGGATACCGGACTTGCCCT